CAGGTCGAACGTGGGCGGCGCTGTCTTGCCTTTGAGCTGCGGGTATTCCTCCTGCAGCAGGTCATTGTCGAACAGTCCGACATAGAACACGTTGCGGCTCGTCTGGAAATCGGTAATACCCGGCTCCGGGTACAGGTTGAGCACGTCGATGCGCTTGATCTCCGCATCACCAAGGCCGTTGTACTTCCCGTTATCCCACAGGATAGCCGTGGCCGCGTTGCCGTTCTTTAGCTTGTCCCACTGCTTATTGCTGTAGGTCTGCTCGTATCGGTTATACTCCTTCACGCACGGCAGCACGTCAGATAGCATATCGGCGTCCGGTTTATCCTGTTCCTCGCGTGGAAGCACGGATGATACCGGGTAGTTGTCCATCGCGTCAGCGTGCTTGTTCAGCAGCACGTTGAAAAGCCATGCCGATGTGGGTTCCGGGTCTCCGGGGTTAACGGTCTTCTCCTTGCTTGCGTTATTCGTGGTGCCTCGGATGATATCCCAATGCCGCCGCCTGTACCACTGCTCATTCTGGACAATGCGCTGCGCGAGCTGCTCCTTGCCCTCGCGGTACTTGGTCAGCGTCAGCATGGCCTTTTCGATTTCTTCCTTGCCGATCTTAGGCTTATTCGCGGCCTGCTCGGGCGTCATGGCCTGCTGTGTCGCCTGCTGCGGCGCAGGCATACCGGGAACGGGTTTCATCGGCGCTGGCATATGCAATCCTCCTCAATAACGGTAAAACTCGTATTCGCTCGGTCTAATCTGCGCATACAGGTCGAGCGGGTCATCCAGCGGCACGAACTGCCGCGTACTGCCTCTCGGCGGTACCGGGTCGTGCATGCACATATACCGTATCTCATCAGGGGGGTGGTCTTCTCCCTTACTATCCACGTCCTCCGGGATATGCTCGTCATGAATGAGCTTTGGCACCGTGCGTATTGCCGCCTTACAGGTGTTGAAGAAGTACATCAGCGGCCTGCCCTGCTCATCGAACGCAAGCCGCGAGTGCACCTGCATCCAGCCTGGAATACGCTTGTTATCGCCTTTGAAGAAATAAATGCCGTGCGCCGCAGCCGTGTCCGCAATGGAGGGACCGCCGTCGCTCTCCCATATGGAAGGGTCAGCAATACCGGTGATGGAGAGTGGCACACCATCATGCGTGAGGTACGGATGCTGCTGCTCGATCTCGCGGATCCGCTCAAACAGGTAGTTTTTCTCCCACTTCACGCCCACATTCTCCTCGTTCGGGCTACAACCGTACAGCTCAAGGATGCGGTAGAGCGTGCCTTTGTACTTGTCCTGCGCCCACCAGCCCACGCTGAACGGCTTTGCAGAGCCCCAATCGAAAGAGCGGAAGCGTGGCCAGCTCAACGGCGGGTTGAACGGCTCGATCACGTGTGTGAACCGGCGCTCCTTAATGAGCCGCTCCACGGATACGCCCAGCTCCTGCGCGATCTTCTCGTCCGGCCGCACCGTGAACTCCTCAAAGTACTGTCCCTCAAAGATGTTCCAGTCCCCGTCACGCCATGCCAGCCGCTTCTTATACGGCAGCGCGTCGAGCTGCTTCATGTAGTCCGGCTGTATCTTCATCAGTATCGTGTTGTCCGTGGCCTTGGCCTGTATGAACTCGTATTCGTCCGGTTCTTCATCATCCTTGAACTGCCGCAGCACAAATATCCGGTGCATCCATCCGTGACCGATACCTCCGGGGTTGCATGTGACATAGAGGCGCTTCGGGAATCCGTTGACGCCGCGCAGGCAGACAGCCAGCTCCTTGAATACCTGTTCCTCGTGCTGTGTGCCCTCGTCGAGGAAAATGATGTCGTACTCCTGCCCTTGGAAGTTGGGCAGGTCTTTGATGCTCGCGCAGTATGTGAATGTGATAAGGCTGCCGTTGAAAAACCGGAACTCTTTATCGGTGTGATTGTACCGGGCGATGCCGCGCGGGATCATCAGCCGCATGGGGTCTATGTGGTTGTTCTTCAGGTCTTTGTACGTGCGCCGGACGATCAGTATCTTGATGCCCTTGTACCGCAGCGCCAGCAGAATAGCCTTGATGCGCACCACCCAGCTCTTGCCGCCGCCGCGCGCGCCGCCGTATCCCACGTACTTCTTGCGGGATTTAAGGAACAGCTTCTGTTTCGCGTTGGGCTCCGGGTAGCGCAGCTTGTAGAGTGCCATCAGCCCGACCACTCCTCTGCGTCTCCGCCTTCAAATGAGACTTCCACGCCATCAATGCCTCCGCTGCCCTCTGCATCAGCACGCTGCTTCTCGATCTGCAGCCGCTCCTTGGCAATCGTCATGGCCGCAGCCTGTGGTGCGGTAGGCAGGCCATAAACATCCCTGATGATGCCAACAAGGTCCTTCACGCCGGACGTGAAATCCTTGAAAGCCTTCATGTCGTACTTCTCAAATATCTCCTCGCTGACGGATTGGCTCTCAGACCAGCACCCGTCCCCCACGCCCTCGCCTTCTTTGGTAGTGATTAGGTACCTGTTGAACTGCTGCTCATCCCTCGTTACCTTCTCCACCAATGCCGTCAGCGTATCTGCTGCGGACGCGACGCGGGTGAGCTGCTTGACGCAGGTTGAAGCCGCCTTACATGCGCGTTTTTGGATGGCCTTACGAGCCACTTGTGTGCGATAGGATTTTTTATCCTTCGCCCAGCCCTCTTTGGCTGACCGCTTCTTTATCGAATCCAAAGAAACGCCGTGTTTCTCGGCGAGTTTCGCAAGCGGCTGCCCGGTCGTGGCGTACTCGGTGCGTATCAATGTCCAATCTACATCCGGCACTTTTGGCACCTCCGCACCAAGTATAAAAAAGTGCAGTGCGGTGCTTCTCCCTGCATCCCACAAAGTACACGTTACGTGTTGACATTGTACACATTTCGTGTTATGCTCGGGTTGGGGATTCCCCGCACAAAATCGAAAGGAGATCACTATGGATAACGGATGTATTTATCGGTACACGGATTGTAGCGGTTCCTGCGGCGATGATTGCGACGGTTGCCAGTACTACGAAAGCGCCCCGGTAGATATCCACGAATGGAGATCATCCCGGTATGCGCATCGTTGCGAGAGCTGCGGAAAGCTCACGCATCGGTATTTCTACTCCGAGCATTTCTTCCCCACGATGGATGGTTATGATTCCATGGCTTATGTGGAGTGCTGGCGCTGCATCCTTGCCGGAAAGATACTGCGGCAAGTGCATCGGCTGCGCCGCATTGCCCGTGCGGTGTGTATGTTTTTCCAGCTCCCGAGCCGCAAGCACATTCTGCGATGCTGGCGTCTTTGCTGGAAATGTGCGAAGTAGCAGCGCAGAGTGACGGAGCTCCGGCTCCGGTAATGCGGCAGGCCGGTCACAAGCCCCGGCCAGAGAGGAGATCACACATGGCGGATATCAAGGTGATTTACGAGGACGTCACCGTCTACCGCGGCCATCCGGACGGCTTCCTGCAGGCCAACGAGGGTGACGGCGATGTGGAGGAGATGGTGTGCGAGGCGCTTGAGATCGGGTTCAGCGAGCGCGGGTTTATCAGTGGCTTTTGGCGCATCGAGCGTGTGCCGGAAAGGATAGCGGTATGAACGAGTTGTATGCCCTGTGGGAGCAGGCCGTTATGAACGGCAATATGTACTTGGCGAACATGGTCGCCGAGGAGATCAGATGGCTGGATGCCAGAAAGGACGAAGAATGAAAGTACTGTACGACTACCACAAATACGGCCGCAATCACCCGATGGAGCTGCAGTGTGCCGCATACGGCAACGGAAATCTCGCTATTATGATGATCACCCACGAGGAAGGCTATGCAGAACCGTGGAGCACCCTCACGGTTAACCTGATGGACGGACTTGCCCCGGATATCGCGTTCGTGGATATCAACGACAACGGCGACGATATCCTGCGCTGGATTGAGCAGAACGGATTCGGGGAGCCTACCGGCCGGACACGGCAGAGCGGATACGTCACGTATCCCGAATACAAATTCGACTTAGAAAAGATCGAAGGGAGAAGGCAGTTATGATACTGAGAGATCTGCTGCAGGTGCGCTTTGACTGTGCGCATATCGAGCACGAGGCCATTGAACACGACTACGCATCAAACGAGCTGTGCATCGATGATATCACCGAGGCAGGCCGGGAGCACTTCGCCCGGGTGCTTGATCTGGAAGTGGTGTGCGTCACTATGACCGACGCCGGCGCGGAACCTGTAATCTTGGTCAAGAGCGTGGACGATAAGCATCTCAATAAGGACTGGCAGGCGGTCGAGGAGTTCCAGCTCGCCTTGGCCGGCCAGTGCAGCATCACGGATGATGCTAAATGGTTCCGTCATCCGGAAGTCCCCGCTACTGAACACTATTGAGCGGATACGAAAAAGCCCAGCAATGATGCTGGGCTTTTTCTTTGGGAGATCACGAGACAGAGACAAGCGGCACTATGAAGATACCTCATCCTTCGGTGCGGCGCTCCCCGGTATAAATGTGATCTTGCCTTCATTATCGAGCGGGTCTGTGCCGTCAGGCTTCTGAATGATTACCCTATAATCCGTTTCCGGCGTGATCGGACCGACGCAGCTCGCCTTCCATCCCAGCGGCGGCACCGGTGGCCAGACGATGTGCTTATATGGTTCCTCTTGCTGCTCGTCGACGATGAACGGTACGCCTTTCATGGTCCCAATTAAACCGTCATTGTCTCCTTTCAGATTGAGGCCGACCTCCGCACCCTCCTCTACTATTTCATCATATGCTTTTTTGCTGAGAGAGAAGCCGAAAATATGGCCTTGCCCCACCACAGGCTCTACCGGAGCTTCCAGCATCGCCCTTGCAGCCTCAATGATGTCCTCTGCGGTAATCTCATCGCCCTGGGCTTGCTCCGTGATCTGTTCGCAGAATGCCGGTAGCGGTTCAAACTTCCGAAACTCTACCTTTGTCCCCTCACCCAATGGCGGGATACGTCCGCCATGGAACCCTGCGAACTGCTGATGTATCCGCTCCGGCTGTAGCCCTGCCAGCAGTGCTTCATTGTACCAGTGAATTATCGGCCCTTCTGGTTGTGTGGCCGTGCCTGCTTTTTCCGTCTTGTACGCAATTAGCCTTGCCGAAAGGGCTATGTCGAAACATTCACGCTGCAGGTCTGCCAGCAGGCGCTCAAAGCCATTGTTGCTCCCGCACTCGTCGCTGATGTCCTCGTCCACGTCATACAGACCGTCAATGCTGACATCCTCGCCCTGCAGGCGCTTCCCGGCCATGTTGTAGATCTGCTCGCGTATCCTCGCCTGCCGCTTCGCGAGGCGTACCATCTTCCTGATCTCCCTATCCATTGCTGGGCTCCTTTCCGCAGAGGCTGCACTTCATCGGCACGGGTTTCCCTTCCTCCATCGGCCTCTTGTAGTTCCGCTCCATGACGCCCCCGCAGTACTCGCACCGCGCCGGCTTCGGTATCTCCTTTCCCCGCACAAATGCCTTAAATCCGAACGTGGGCGCGACGAACGGGTCAAGCAGGCTTGGGATGTCCCTGTGAAAGAGCGAGATATGCGTGATGTTGGGCTGCGTCTGCTCCATCCACTGGCCAGCGCGTATCCCCAGCACGAACGCAAGGCGCAGCGCGTCGTTCTCCGTGCCGTCATACTCCCCAAACCCGCCGTACTGATCGCGGCTGTACACGTCTTTCGGGGCATCACCGTATCTGATGTTAAAGCCGAGCGGTTCCTGATCTTCCGCGTCTTCTCCGGTCTCGTTGAGCTTGCCAATCTGCATGCTGATATATCGCCCAGCATCAGCCTGATCGTCGTTCTCGTCCCAATTCCCTTCAAGCATTGCCCGACGCTGATCTTCGTACTTATCAAGTTCATCTATAGCTGCTATCGCAATCCCAAGCGCATCCACTACGTCTTTTGTGGTAAAGTCATTTTTAAGTAAAAGTATTCTGTATTTTGCGAATAATAGATCGCTTCTCATATCTCCATCTCCTTTAAAATCGGAGCGCCCCGGTTAAGAGGCGCTCCTGCTTGTCCTACGCGAGAACGCAGACATTGAAGCCGCGGCAGGAGTCCCCCGGCTCAAGCGCCTCCATCAGATACCCTTTGATGTTAGCCACTGCCTCGCGTTCCCACGCGCCTCCATCCGCTTCAAACAGCGCCGCTATAGGCCCTTCTTTGAGCCGCAGCACGAACTCGCTTATCGGCTGCTCTACCTCTACAAACGTCCGGTACGGTGCCAGCTTCACCGGGTTCGGACAGTCCATGGTGCCCACGGTAGCGATACCTGTCTTCACCGTCGCGCTCTGCGTCACGCCGTCATCCGCGATGTTGTCCTCGTGGAACTCCCTGAGCGTGCCAACGTACTGCAGCACCTTCGCCCTGTCCGTAACGTTGTTCATCAGAGGGTCCGGCTCACAGAGCTGCGCCTGCAGCGCGATGATGAACGTCTCCATGTCCATCCACTGCCCGAAGCGAAACTTGGGCGGCTCTGCGTTCGCATTGATGAAGCACTTGCGGTTCTGGTCATCGTTTAGCCCTCCGTACACCATGACGTGCAGCGGGTTTACCACGTGGACAAAGATGTCCTCGTTGATGTCGACGCCCGCCTCGATGAAATCAACCACGGCCTGCAGCGACCTTACTTCCACCGCCTTGGGCGTCGGCTCCATCACGCGAAACAACTGCTTGTCCGTGTATGTTTTTTCGCCGATCGACAGCACGCTGGGCGCGTACCGCTCCATCATAAATTGGAGCGCTTCCTTGGTCATGTCCATAATTACTTCCTCCCTTCAATTGGTACGACGTTTTTTTCTTTGCCGATTCCGGGCAGCGCCATCTGCCCCGGCACTTGGTCTCCGAACTCCTTTGCAACCGGCCTCCCGGTATCGGGGTCCCGGTCAAACATCAGGTTTGTGGTCAGCGCGCGCGCTGCAGGCAAGGACGTTCGCACGTCATAGACCATCTCCGCCATGTTGCGGCTCTGGTTCGTCCGCACGGCGATGGTGATCGTGACCTTCCGCGCCGGCTTCCACTCCGTATTCGGGTTTTTGACGTTCTCCATCAAGGCGTCCATCGCCATTCCGAACCGCTCATCCAATGCCCCATTGCCAATCTCACTAACTTCATAACCTCCTCCTACAGCCTGCAGTTGATCTCGTCGAGCATCTTAAGCGCGTGCTCGAGCCCCATGTTGGCTTCATCAAGCACATTGCTCATCGTCGGCGGCTTCCCGTCACAAACGCCCGATTCCCCGGTTAGAGCCGGTGGGCCGCTCAGCTTATCGCTGATCTGCCTGATAACCGCGTTTACGTTGCCGACCATAGACCTGTTCCGCTCCACCCTTTCCAGCAGCGGTGATTGCCTTCTGGCCTCCCGATCTGTCTTCTCACAACAACCTTGCATCTTACCTGACCTCCTATTTTTTTATAGTCACTCCCGGTATCAGGAGTGCTTTGCCCATTTTGTACAGCCCCTTGGGGATATCCAGATAATCCTCGATCTCGCCGATCGCCGCGTCCGCGCCGTGGTGACTGACAGCTTTCCAGCCAATCGATGCGTAGTGTTCCAGCCATTCACGCTGTTCCGCAGACGTGCGGCCGCCGTGTTCCTGCTTCAGCTCGATGACGAGCCCGTTGTACCCATGCTTTGGCACCGGCAGGTGGATATCCGGCACGCCACGCTTCACGCCCATAGCCTTGAGCCGTACCGCAGTTGCCTTGCTGCGGTATCCACCGTTCGGACAGTGGAACATCCAGCGCAGGTCATCGAAGTGGTATACCTGCCAGATCACCTCTGCCCACGAGAATATTAATATCTGTTCTTCATCCTCGGTTGCTTTAACGCGATACGCCATGCTCACATCCCCTTCCCGCGCCTACGCACTACCCTCGTCACCAGCAGCACTGACCGGCTCCGATGAGACCGGGAACGTAAGCGCTCGTTCTCTTTGCGTAGCGCGTCCCGCTCCTCTTTGAGATCACTGATAACAGTATCGAGGTAGTTAGCGTACTCGGCTGGCATCGCGAACGGTATGTGAATTCCTGCGATGTATGTACTTGCGTGCATAGCAGTCATTAAGTCTGGTATCGGTGTCATTTCCCTCACCCCTCCTCAAAACGGCATCTGCTCATCATCGAGCGGTTCAAAATCGCTGTCCTCGTCTCCGAACAACCCGCTATCGTCCGGCGCGTCCGGGTAGTTGCGGTGCGGCGCGTCACCATCTTCTGGCGGCGGCGCTGCGCCTGTCGCCTTGGGTGTAAGGAACTCCACATCGTCCGCTACGATCTCCGTTACGTAACGCCTGTTGCCGTCCTGGGTTTCATAGCTGCGCGTCTGTATGCGCCCTGAGACGGCCACCTTGCGGCCTTTGGCAAGATACTTGGCACAGTTCTCGCCGCGCTCGTTCCACACCACCACGGGCAGGAAGTCCGTCTCCTGCTTGTCCCCGTACTTTGGCCGGTTGACGGCCACGGTGAATGTGCATACGGATTTCCCTGTTGCCGTGGAGCGCAGCTCCGGGTCCTTTGTCAGGTTCCCGATGATCGTTGCTCTGTTCATGGGGCTAACTCTCCTTTTTTCTTAAATTCCCGCGCCTGCGGACACGTAGCGAAGTGCGATTTATACCCGATATGGCAATCAGGATCGTGCTGTGTGAGGATATCGCACCGCACCGTCGCGCCTTTCGGCGTCACCAGAAAGTCTTTGCCTTCCGGGTTCTCCTTGTAGAAGATGACCTCCGGGTTAACTGGCATCATCTTCCCTGCTTTCGTCGTTATCCAGATGATCTGCGCTTTGCACGCTCTGCACGTCCCCCAAATGCCCATGGTTATTTCCTCCCTATCGCCAGCATGAACTTATAGCATATATCAGAAAGTCTCTCGTTTTCCTTACGGAGGTCTCTGATCTCGTTTCTCAGAACATCCACATAGGCTATAAGGTCTGTTCTTTTGCGGTTTTTATGTAATGCGATGGCATCCTTCCGCAACGCCTCGTTTTCAGCTTCAAGCCCCTGCATTTTTAGAAATAGATTATAAGCGTCACCCTCAGTACACAGGTACGTACGGGCGCCGCTGGTATTATTTTCTGGCATTATCCCACCTCCTCCCTGTACGGGTTCGGCAGTGACCAATCCCAATACGTGCCGTTGCCCTCGTAGTCAGTCCTGAACCAATTCCGCCCACTGCGACCGGCGAAAAACACATACGCTGCAGGCAGCACCCTGCCTACGTCTGTCTTGCCGCGTTGCTCCGCCGTCCACCGGTCGGTAACATCCTGCGCCAGCTCGCGCAGCTCGTCCTTGACCGGCACGCTGCCGCGGTAGGCAAACTGGCCGCTTTGCGTCACTACCTCCGCGATTGTGCTGCCCCATCGGTCGTCGTCGACGCGGTTCAGCGCGCACCAGATCACGGCAGCCTGCTCCATGGTGCTGTCCACACCACGGGCCTCGCAATATACGAGGCGAGCCAGCATGTCGATCTCCTCCTCAGTAGCGTGGTATATTGCCATCAGCGGATTGTCCTGCTCAGGCGTTCCCATCGTTGCCGCGTGGGCGACGTTCGGCATTGCGATCATCAGCACCGCGACGAGCGCGATGCCGGCAATGATCTTCCTCATAGCTGTTTATCCTCCTTCCGTTTCTTCCCGATCACGAACGGCACGCCCAGCGTTTCGCTTATCATGCGCAGGGCTTCCAGCGACGGCATTTTGTCGCCGCGCTCGATATCGCCGATGTATGTGCGGGACAGGTGCGCCCGTTTAGCGAGACTAACCTGCGTCATCCCGCTGGCTGTACGCGCACGGTACAACCACTCCCCTACATTCCCGCGCCACTTTTTCGGGACGCTATTTTCGGCAGCCGCGCCGCTATTATCGGCACCTTGCCTGTATTTGGCGTCCAGTGCGGCTGCAAGCATGCAGCGTTTACATGCGTCCGCATGCTCGCACACAGACTGCTGATAGCCCCGCTTTGCGGTAGAGGACGGAAAGCGTATCGCGGTTTCTGTCCCCGGCATCAACCCCTCACAGGTGATAGACTTCTCCGCCTCTTTGACATAGAACGGGCATACCGCCCGGGCACCTCCGGTAAAGTTGCTCACTTGGCACCTCCTTTGTTCACGCACATCTCGCGAATATACCTCGCCGGCACCATAGGCCGCTTAGCCGCTGGCCGTTGCCCTACCGTATGGATGCACTCGTGCGCGATCCAGTATCCAAAGTCATTGACAAGCCCTGTCACGATCTCCTTGGCATTGTCTGCATCGAAGTACCTTCCGTACGCCTCGATAAGCTCCTTTGTGGCGTCCGCGAGAAGCCGCGCCCGTTCATCAGTAGTAGTTGTATCTTCTGTGTCGTGAGGTACGGTAGGGTGAGGGTGAGGTAACGCAGGAACGCCACCGGAATTCCTGTGGATTTCCTGCGGAATTCTTACGGCTTTCCGCTTCCTGTCCGCTTCCCTGCGTTCGTTAAGTTTCCCGGCGTACTTGTACCAGTTGTGCAGCACCAACGCCCCGTCCAAACGATCAATAAACCCGCTTTCGATCAAGGCGGCGGACAGAGCGCCGGTATCGCCCTTCCATCCGAGAGCTTCCTCGATATCCTCCTCGATCAGATTTCCCAGCTTGCCGTTGATATCCGCGATATCCAGCGCCCATAACCACAGACTGACCAACATGCCGATGACTTCATATCGCTTCAACCCAAGCAAGCGCGTAAGCACGAGCGTCTTGTCGTGTGTCCGTAATGATTGATGCATCTCTATCCACGCCATCGGTCACTCCACCTTTCGGAATATCTCGTGCCCCTTGTTCCATAGCGACCGGCAGAATGTATGCAGATAGAGCAGCCATTCTGCGTGATCGCTCGCCCACCGATACAGCGCCATTTTACTGGTCTTCTTCTCGGATGCGGTCTTCCCTGCGTTGTGCTTGATCTCATTCCAGCGATCAACCATTACAAGCGCTGCCTGCGCGACATAAAACCCATCTTCATACGCCTCCGGCGTCAGGCGCTTGAGTGCCGCAACCGCTTCCTTGTACTGCGCCACGTCCTCTGGAAACAATTCTTCGGGCGACGTATCAACCTTCATCGTTATGACTGATCACCCCTGTGATATCGCCCTGTGAGGCCGTCGCGACGCCCGTATGAGGCGTTGTACCGGGGTCTGGCGTGTATTCCCCTTCCTGCGCATCCGGCAGCGTGTCACGTGGGGGCTCGTCCTTATGCACGTGCATGAACTCGATTACGCTGTTCGGTCCCGCATTGGCCATGAGCCATTCCGTTGCGGCCTCACGAGAAAGATGCTTCTCCGGCACCTTCAGGTCGTAGATGTGCTCCGCGCCTTCGGCCTGCTTGCGCTCGATACGCTCCTTCAGCTCATCCTCGGTGTAGTTGCCCTCGATCAGGTAATAATCAAAGCCTTTAGCCTCGGTCTCGATCTTGCAGGTATCCGTGGCATAGAGTATTTTCTTTCCGCCCACGTCCAGCTTGTACCCGCAGTTGTTGACATCGTGGTATAGGCGGAACGGGTTAACCGTTACGTACCCAAGGGCGGGAAAAGCATAGGTGTACACTTTGCCGAAAAAGTAAATCATGAGATTGTAGGGCTTTATCCCGCACTCCTTGAGATCGCGCGCCAGCCACGGAGGACATCCCCAGCGCAGCCCCGGCCTTTCCTCGGCCAGCTTGCTAATTGTCCGTGCGTTGAAATGGTCGCTATGAATATGTGTCAGCAGCACCAGCGCCAGATCATTCACGAACGGCTTGAGGGCCTTAAACGGGACGCCGCAATCGATCAGGATTCTATCTTCGATGATTACGGCGTTCCCTTTGGAGCCCGATGCAAGGATGTTATACATCCTCGATATTGACCTTCTTTGCTCCGGATGCAGGAGACTGCTGCTTATCTCCTTCCGGTAATGCAGGGGCGGTAGGCGCTTCGGGCGTAATATCAATCACTTGTGCCTCGTCCTCACTGACCATGCCGCCCATCTCGTCGGTGAACGCCTCGCGTAGAGCACGCGCCTTAGCCACCTTTTCGATCATCGTGGCAGGTTTGTTCTTCCAGTTGCTATTGAGTTGTCCATCGCTCTTGCGCTGCTCAGCTTCCGATAATCCTACGCTCATATACTCGGGATGGGTTTTATCTTTTCGGTACACCTTCGCCCACCCGCCGATGAGCTTGAACCCCGGAGGAACAAGGCACCCCTGCCGCTCGATGATCTCTCCGTTTTGCTCATTAAGCACGACAACACCGGTTTCTTTGCCGTCATACTGCGGATGCTTGATTGCCCGATTAACAAAGACGTCCTTGGATACGACGATCTGAGCGGGAGTTTTTTCAGAGAACTTGATAATGTAGCACTCACGGGTAAGCGGATTGAGCTTCCGCGCCTTGCACAGCGCCGCGAAGAACATGAACTCCGGCAGCGTGATCTTCGCCGCGTCTTCACCGAGAATATGTTTTTGCACGATGGACGGCGTAAGAACAATCTCGTTTTCCTCGATGGTATACTTCACGAGAGCTTCGCTGTCGGCGGGAATACGAGCCGGTTGGTTGACCGGCTTCTGCTGCGAACTACCTTGACTCATAGTGGATACCCCTTTCCTTCATAAATTGCTTGACCTCCCTGATCGCGTCCATGGTATCGATCACGGCGAACACGGCCTCATATACCTCCGGTTCCGCAACCGGCGTCAATTCCTCCGGGGTAACGTCGATCACGACCGCCGATTCCATCATGGCACCCATCTTGTCCTGATACTCCGTGCGCTGCTGCTCCGTGACTGCGGCTTCTACCTGCGCGACGTGTTCCTGCCGCTGGCGCTCCGCCTCCTCACGCTCCTCGCGCTCCTTCTTGGCCTTCTCGATAGCCGCATGCCGGGCACTGACTACGCTCACCGCACGCGACATGTTGTAGTCGCGTTCGTACTCCGAGATGATCTCATCCGCATCCGGTAATACCGCGATAGCCGCAAGCTCGCCGCCTACGCGGTCGACAAACTCCTTGGCCTGCTTCTTCAGCGCCGTCAGGCTGGAGCCGTAGTTGACTTTGATGTTCGCCGCATCCAGCTTGATGCCGAGGACGTTCTGCGCATCGGCGTACTCCTTGAAATACCGTGTGAGCGCCTCCAGCTTCTTCTGCCGGACACCTTCCTCCACCGCGCCGATCTTACCCTTGATGGTCTGGTCAGCTTCAAGGTACGCATCATAGATGAGCTCCTTGTACCTCTGCTCAAATGCGTTCCACGGCGCGGCATATTGGTTCTTGGCCGCCTTGCGCTGGCTGTCCACCATGTCGAACGCCTTGCGGATGTCCGCGCGGGTGTCTCTTGCCACGACAAGGCTTTCCTCTGTGACGTCCATAGCCTGTACCATATCCACGGCGGACTTGAACTTCGCGCTGATAAGCTCCATCTGCTCAATGATCTCCGGCAGCCCGATAACCCGGATGATCTGCGTCTCCTGCTCGTCCTGTACAACCTCAGCCTCTACCACTTCCGGCGCTTCCACCGGAGCCGCTGGCCCCTTTTTCTTTGCCATGTGATCTCCTCCTTTTAAAATCGTATACCCTTGCCCTCAAGGTACTTGTTGATGAGGTGTCCCAGCCCTGCCTGCTGGGTGTGATGCCCTTCTTTCGACAGCTCGGCCATCAGCGTGTCACGCACCGCTGCCGGCAGCCTGCACTTCACCGTGGGAAGGTCTGCCTTGTGGCGCTTACCCACCGCGAACTTTGATCTCAGCAGCTTTACCCCTTTCGGGCAGATCGTGACGCCGCTCTTTTCCGGGTTGCACGCCTTGCTATGCAGCCTCTTGTCATACTGCGGGAAGCCATCGCTCATCACATCGATGATCTTGTTATTGCTGAGGCCATACTCCCGCTTAAATGCCTCTACGTTCATGCGATCACCGCCTCAGTCACAATAGGACTTGTGGCAATGCGGACAGCCGATGATGTGCGTATGCGCGGCTGTGTACAGGTCATGCCCGGTCTGCCCAAACCTGCCCTCATGCGGCGCATAGAACTGCTTGCCGCAACGCCAGCAGATTCCATCTTTCGGCGCGAAGTGCGGTACCCCGTGCGCCTCGCAATACTCCGCCTGCGCCCGGATGGACGCCTGCACGTCGAATTTCTTTCTGGTCATGGCTTCACCGCCCTGTAGATATCCGTCGCGCAACTCCGGCATACCCGCTGCCCTTTGATGCTGACCGTCGCAGTGTCGGACGGAATGCCACAGATGCAGCAGTTAGGAAGTGTTGGCCGATATTTCCGGACAATGATGCGGTCATCCTCCGCGAACATCTCCAGCGGCGTTTCATTCGTGATGCCCAACACCTTGCAAAACTCAGCAGGCATAGATATCCTCCCTGTCTTATCCGGGTGCCGTACAATGCCAAGTGGTCTCATACTGTGATCTCCTTTCACGTTTAGATTTTTTGATATATCGCAGCCCCACCCATGAGGACAGCGCCGAGAATACCTAAGCCGATGCACTCCAAGCAGCCCATGCTGCCGAGGTCTGACCCTCCTGCAGCTCCGAACAGCATCAGCAGCCCTGCCATAAACTGCAGCGGAGCTACCACATTGTTCAGGAACTTGCGGAAGTTGAACCGGTACCGTTTTTCCATTACCGCCTGCCTCCAACTCTGTATTTTTCTCGCCACTCCTCGTACCTCGGAATATCGATGTACACATTCCGCCCGATTTTGAAAGCCGGGAACCCGACGCTATAGATAAGCCTGTAGATCGTCGCTCTTGGCACCCCGTACTCCTCAATGAACGTTTTAAGTGGCATCTGCTTGACCTGCGCCATCGTTTCCTCCTGTCCCGCGTGCAGCCTAAATGTTCACATTTCGTGTACTTTCAGGCGAAAAAAATTTCCCCTACGGTTTTCCCGTAGAACTGTGCCAGCGCGATCTTCACCTCATCCCGAGGAACCCTGACCCCGTTTTCGTAGTTTGTCAACGCAGAGTAAGTGATGTTCACACTTTTAGCCACATCACTACGCGGCATATTCCCGCGCAGTGTTACCAGCCTGCGCCCTATGGTCTTAGCATCCGGCATATTACCCCTCCTTTCCCAAAGTTCACGTTTTGTGTCCTTTGTTTACAATAACACTTTTCGTGTACCTAGTCAACACATTTCGTGGTTATTCGACATTGCAAGATAACACGATTTGTGTTATGATGTGCACAAAAGGCGGTGCTGTTATGAAGTTTAATGATATACTAAGAGATCTGCGCATATCGAGAGATATGACGCAAGATGATCTTGCAAAAGCATTAGGCCGATCAAAGAGCGCGATAAGCATGTACGAGAATGGGAACCGGGTTCCTGATCTTGAGACATTGGAAATCATCGCTGATTATTTCAACATTGATATAAACAGGCTCACAGGATGCACGACATCTGATGCTCACGTGCTCACCCCTGATGAACAGGAGTTTCTTGACACCTATATCCGTGGAAAAGGCAGTAAAAACCCTGCAGTCAAGGCTTTGGTAAAAGCAATCGACAAACTGCTGCGGACAGACGAGCAAGAAAACGGCGGGAACGAGTAGTATTTCGGTACGCTTTGATTATTGTCATTGTGCCCCCTAAAACGCGAATGTTTGTTCTCATTATAGCCGACATGTGTACTGTTTATCGGACAATAAGAACTGGTATGTTGCGCTAAAAATTATACTACCATCAACCTTGTAGTCAATAAGATAATGGGAGGATGTTATGGAAGACCCGGGACGCGAGCCAGTACAGGCGATCAGAAAGACGGTATTCTATTATGCCGGAATGTCCATCGCTGGAGCGGCCGCACTTATCATTATCGTGCTGGGTGTGTTCAGCTTAACCGGTACCCCCACCTATGAAAAATATCCAATTTGGCAATATGCAGTATTGGCCTTCTGTGCTGCTGGTGGTATATCCGCTTTGCTGGGTATTATCAAGGTTGGAGATATGCTTGAGAAAAAAGGGCATAGCAGAGTATTCGCCGTCGCCGTCTGCCTTCTCTTAGCAGCTTCGGTAATCTGTCTCGTTCTGGCCTTCGCAAAGCCCTATCTATATATGAGTTGAGGTGATATCATGGCAAAGTATAAGAAACGGCCAGACGGTCGCTATTACACGTTAATAGACATAGGCCACGACGAAACTGGCAAACGGCTCCGGAAAGGCTTTTACGCGCCTACGATACGGGAGCTTGAAGCAAAGATATCAGATTTCAAATCGCTGATGAACAAGGGGATCATCATAACAGACAGTAACACCACGTTAGCGGAGTGGGCAGAGAAATGGCTCCACGCTTATCGGCGCGGAGGCGCGTATAATACGCAGGAGCATTACCGCCTTTCCGTGGAAAAGCATATCATACCACACCCCATCGCGCAGATCCCAATGGGTAAAATAAAACCTATAGACCTACAGAGCATGGTTAATGACGTATTAGCCGATGGACATATCCGTACCGCACAAATCCTCGTGATGACGCTCAAACAGGTCTTCGCTCAAGCGGTCGACAACGAGATCATCTATGCGGACCCGGCAGCGCACCTAAAGAAGCCAACATATAAAGCGCCACAAAAAAGGCCGCTTACTGATGCAGAGAACAAAGCGATAGATAAGGCGGACCTGTCACCTAAAGAACGGGCGTTTGTCTACCTCGGGAAATATGCCGGTTTGCGGCGTGGGGAAATTCTTGCGCTCTCGAAAAGAGATTTTAACTTAAAAAAGGGAACGCTTGATATCAACAAAGCGGTGGTGTTCCAAAAAAATACTGGTGTAATCAAGCCCATGCCAAAATCGGAGGCCGGTTTCCGAACTATCGAAATGCCTGATATCCTAAAAACATTCATATGTGACTATTTAGTCACCATTGATACTGCGCTATTTCTCACCGAGGCAGGATGCGTCTGCTCCCGGCAATCCTTCCGTAAAATGTGGGAGTCCATCATAGATAAACTGAACACGGCTGCAGGGAGCACTGACAAGATCAAGGCTATAATAGGGCTTACCCCGCACATCCTGCGGCATGATTATGCCACCAGCTTATACTATGCCGGAGTAGACATTAAGAAGGCGCAATACCTGCTCGGCCATAGCGATATCAAGATGACGTTGGAGATTTATACCCATCTGGATATGCAAAGTTCAAGCGCAGCAAAAAAGCTGAATAAACACTATGGTAGTCAAATGGTAGTCAACATCAAAAAGTCAGCAGGGAAAAAGAAGTCAGAACAATGA